TTAACTTATACTTTCAAGGTACTCGTCCAGCTTGTTGATACTTTTCTTTTTGTATTTTTCATCAAGGTGTGTATATATAGCCATCGTAGTTTTTATATCAGCGTGTCCCGCTTGCTCTTTTGCCGTCAAAACGTCTACCCCTGCGAGGTACATCAAAGTGATGAAAGTGTGCCTGAGCCAGTGCGGAGTAATACGAGGTATCAAGAACGGCTTTTCTATCGGCGCATACTTTGACGGACATTTTCCGCCTGTCTGCATACAGTCTGCCCAGTCACCGTACTTGATGTTTAAATCATTAAGATAGCTTGCCCACATACGGCTAAATCCCGTTTCGGTCATCAAAGAGCCTTTGACTGTGGGACACACAAGTCCGAGCGGACTGTGTGCAATGTTTCTAAGGTAGTTGACAAGCTTACCGGGGATATATACTGTTCTTGTCGCCGCATCAGTTTTGCCGCCTTCTTTTATGTGTGGCTTGCCTTTTATCATCGACACAGAGCGTTCAACCTTTATAGTATGCGCATCAAGATCAATATCCTGCCACGTCAGAGCAAGTAGCTCCCCCCTTCTCAGACCTGCATACATCATAATCATAGCGGCTGTCTGTGCTCTGTGCGGAGTATCAGTTATCCAGGACTGTTCCTCTTCGGTCAGAGCTCTACGAGTGGATTTTTCTGCCGTCTTAGGTATCTTTACCGCAGATGCGCAGTTATAGTCAAGCACGCGATTTTCAATCGCAAGCTGTATGATCTGCTTTGCGACATTTCGGATTTCAATCAGTGTTTGTTTTGCGTATGGTTTTCCGGTCTTTTCAGACGGCTCATCGGCGCAGTCAAGTATAATATCCTGAATGTCTGTAGCTTTCAGCTTAGATATATTAAAATCGTGTATAGGTTCAAGATTTTCAAAACGCTTTGAGTATGCTTCATAGCGTTTAACCGATACTTCTATCTTTTTCAGTTTCAACCATTTCTCGCCCCAATAGCCGAAAGTATCACGGTCGGCCGTGAGGTCAAGACCTTTATTTAGTTTTGTTTTCAGCTCCTGTACTTTCTGCTCAAGCTCTCTCGTGCTTGTAGCGTACACATACTTATACTGTTTCTTGCCGTTCTTGGTGCCGATGTACACCTTAGACTGCAAGCGCCCGTCATCACGGGCTTTGTTTTTTATCCGTGCCATTCTGACCTCCTATGTACCCGCCTTTAGTGGCGGGTATTTTCTTTTATAAATGGCTCAAACTGCTTATATAGTGTTCTTTCAACAGGCGAACGTAAAAAGCGATTTCTCCGGTATAATTCTGCCATCCTTTCAGCTCTGTAGCTTGCCGCCTGTAATGATATATCGCAATATTCGGCTATTTCTTCGGCAGTGTGCAAATTTAATCCCCACAGAACGCACGCAGGAGAAAGAAGCCGAATTGCAAACATATCCGCTTGCATTTCCTCTTCGGGTTTTACTTCGATTATTTCTCGGCTTAAAAATGAAATATCCGATCCGAGATGTCCAAGCAAGAAGTGTCCGAGCTCGTGGGCTATGGTAAACCGCCTGCGTTGCATTGTATGATCATCATTAACGATGATGCGCGTTTTATCGCCAATACGCACTATACGTCCACTTTCGCCGTCAAGTACATTTACCGCGCTGTCGTTTACGATACCTATTTTGTACTTCGTGCAAATGTCTCCGAGTGATATTGGCAATGCATTTGTTTCACACTCAATCAGACATCGCCAACTTGCGTCACGTAATCCTTTGTATTTTGCATAATCCATAGATTTATCACCTCGTGTCTATTATGCGACACGAGGTGATTTTTAATCAATGGTTTTGTAATCGTTATTTTTAATCTCTGCATTTAACAACTGATTTACTTTTTCGTTTGACATTTTTACAATTTTAGGCACTCCGCCGTTCTGAGCAGCAGTGGCAACCGGCGTAGCCTCAGCGTTAGTATTTAGTCGTTGCCGCTTCTTCGCCGCCTCTGCAAGCTCTTTGATAGCATCGAGAATTATCGCTCTTACATCGTCGGGGAAGCTTGCAAATCGTTCCATAACGCTTTTCTGATCTTCGGGCAATTGTAACATATCAAAAGGGTCAGTTGCAGGCTCACGGCCGAGCAAGTAATCTGTAGTTACATGGTAAAAGTCGGCGATTTTGCATAGTGTTTCATACGAAGGACTGATAGCATCTCGCTCGTATTTTTGATAAGAACTAAGACTTATACCGAGTATTTCCGCTAAATCGTCTTGCGTCAAGCCTCTTGATTTTCGCAACTGCTGTAACTGCTCTTTCACTGTATCACCTCCTTTGGTTATATTATAGCAAAAATAATGCTACTCGTCAATACAAAATTTATTGGCCGAGTGACAAAATAGCAGCAATTGTGCAATTAGCACAAAAGCAAGCGGTAAACTTTGGCTATAAAACGGTAAATTCAATGCTACAAAATTGTTGACTTATAGTAAAAATGGTGCTATAATAAAAATCGCATAAAGCGAGGTGAGAACATGACCGTAACAGAGAAAAGTGTTAAGACATCGGCGGCAATACTAAATATTCTTGCTGAAAACAAATGCACCGTTGCAGAAGCGGAAGAAATCTTGAGCTTTTGCTCAAAGATACTCCGCAAAAGAGCAACGGTGCCTGAAGAAGATTACTTAGCGGATTTTACCGCTCGGTTTTTGAGCTCTTCAACAAGAAAATAATGTAAAGGAGGTATAAATATGCCTAAAAACGAGGATGTAAAAATCGCAACCGAGCTCTACGAGAAGCTCCCGGAACACGAGAAAAAACTTGCCGCCGCACTGATAAATGCAACAGCGGCACAGCTGCTTGCCATATCAATGGCATACGGCGATAAGGTTAAGGACAAGACAGCGTAAGACGCAAGGAAAAAGAGGTACATAATGGCAAGCATTAAGACGCAAGTACGCAACTGGGACTTCTTGCCCGTGATGCTGTCGCAGGAGTATCTTGCAGGGCTTATGGGTATCACGATACCCGAAGTCACAAGGTACTGCAGACTGGGCAAGATACCCGGCGCAAAGAAGGTAGGAAAGTACTGGTTCGTTGAAAAATCGGTGCTGAGAAATTACATGGAGGGACAAGCATGAAAGCGTATAAGATAATCGCCTACATAATCGCCCAGCTCATGCGCTTGTGGGTAACAGCCTCTGCCGCCGTGATGATGTACATACCAATGTCGGCACTGGCTTACGCCCAGAGGGGCTATCGTGCGGTCGGCGGCGAAATGCTCCCCGTTGCAATAGTCGCTGTTGCGGTCTGGTACGGGCTGGGGTGGCTTATGTGGGAGTGGTATAGAACGATGAGAGGAGGCGGACACGATGACAGATCTTGAGCAAATCGCAAAAGAAGCCACCGATCACGGCATGAGCTACGGCGAGTATGTTGCCTGGAAGGCGAAAGCAACACTGGAAGAGCAGCAGAACTACCGCCGGGCAAGGCAGGTGGCGGAGATACAGAGAAAGAGGGGGAAGAAGAAATGAAGTATAAGGTAACAGCTACGTTTGATGCAATAAACGAGGCAATGGCGCTTGTCAATGCTCTTGTCGGTGTTGTCGATGAGGTCGAGATGATTGACGAGGAGGACGAAGACGATGTATAAATGCGAGCGTTGCGACTGGACAGGCTCGGCATCAGAGCTTGGACACTACACCGAGTATCGTGGCGAGTGTCACGGTGCGCCTGCGTGGGAAACATTACCGTGTTGCCCGGAGTGCGGATATGATGTTGAGGATATCGAAGAAGAGTAAAAAAAGAGCTCCCGCAAGGGAGCAAAGCAAATTTAACACAAGACCAGTATAACACTGGCAGGAGAAAAAGTCAATATGAGTATCAAAGAAAAACTTACAGCTGAGCTGACAGACGCAAAGCTCGGCAAATACGAAAACATTGTTAAGCCCTATGTGCTTGACGAGATCTGCATTTTTGCAAAGCAGAACAGCGAATTTGCACAGGCTATAGAGCAGTCGGACAAGTCTTTTAACGACTGCCTCAAGGCAAGCGTTGCAGGAGTTAAGGAACATATATCCGATCTCGATTGTTACAAGCGTGCAGTAGCATTTTACTTTCCCGGTGCGGATATAAAATGCACTATGACGCTTGATCTCGGTGACGGCGGATTCAGCAACAGCGAAACGTCCACAGAAGCAGACAGCGGCAAGCTACAGCTTGACCTTGACAGCCTGCTCGACTTCTGAGGTGCGGCAGTATGACAAGAAAAGAAGCCGAAAGCTATACAGACAATTTTCCGCCGCTTACAGCAGAGCTTGAACGTGTGCTTAGAAAGACATTGCCGATGAAGTATCTTATTATAGATAATGACGGCACAGCATATTGCACGGCATGCGAAGAAAAGCTGTATCCCGGCGAGTATGACAGCTCAGTTAAACATAGGCAGACTACTTTCTGTACAAGCTGTGACGAAACTGTCACTGCGATATATAATTATCACAGTTTTCGCGGCTCGGTTGTTGAGTGCAAATCAAATGTCGGAGTGTTTTTGTCAGACGGCAAAACTGATAATCTGTACATCCGGTTCTATATGGTTACGTTGTTTTTTAATGCTCGTGAAATTACGCCGCATATTGCACTCAATGAGGTTCAGCGGTATTTGTTCACGGCAAATCAAGCGTTCCGTTATGGCCCTAAATACGCATGGGAGAGTAAAAACGGTTACTACACAAAGGTAGTGACAGGCTGGGGGCTGCGAACAAAATTTGGCGAGCCTGTATTCCCCAATTATAGCGGTTACAGCTTTGTTAATTTTCCTGCATTAAAAGGAACAGCTTGTGCTCATTCGGCAATAAGCGAGAACTTCGGAAGCATATCATATCTGAAATTCTGGCAGGCACACAAAAATGTTGAGGCACTAATTAAGTGTGGCTTATATGGCAGTGTTAAGTACAACGAAGACATGATCGACTGGGCCGAAACCGAACCGCACAAAATGCTTGGCGTAACAAAAGATGTTATGCGGGCAATCCGAAAAGGGCAAATCGGGTACAGAGACTATCTTAGAATAAAAGAAGAATTTCCTAAGATCACCAACCTTGACCGTCTTATTGAAACAAATAAACATATAGGATATTCATTTGGTATACTCGACAGTCTTAAGAAGAAACTCAAGACCGACAAATACGAAATTGCAAAGTACATTTTAAAGCAGAATGTAAATATCAGCGATTATTCAGATTATGTCCGTATAATGCAGAGCTTCAACGCCGATTTCAGCGACAGACAGATATGCTTTCCGAAAAATCTGAAAGCGGCTCACGACCGTGCAGAAGCTATGCGACAGGCACGGGAGCTTGAAGAAAAAGCAAAGAAAAACGCTAAACTGGCTGAACAGCTGAACACTTTGAAATTAAAGCGAAAGATACTTGAATTTTCGATTGGTGCTTACTTTATCCGTCAGCCCGACAGCACGGACGAAATAGTCGTCGAAGGTCAGAAGCTAAGCCATTGCGTCGGCGGCTACGCCGAAAGGCACGCAAAAGGCGCTCTGAGTATAATGTTCATCCGTAAAAAATCCGAGCCGGACAAGCCGTACTATACAATGGAAGTCTCAGCGGACGGAAAAATCGTACAGGTCAGAGGAAAAAGAAACATAGCACCTAATAAGGAAGTAGAAGATCTAATCAAAGGCTACAAGGCATATCTTGAAAAGATTTTCAGCGATAAAAGGAGGAAAACAGCATGACCGAACAGCTTACACTGTATCAGCAGGCTCAAGCGGTGCATCAGGATCTGATGATTCAGGAACAGGTTGCAGCTCAGTCTTTAACGCAGATCGCCATAGACCTTAAAGAAATCAGAGATAGGCGGCTGTATGCAGAACTCGGATATTCCGATTTTGCCGAATACTGCGAAAACGCCACAAAGACGGGAAAAAGACAGGCTTATAATCTCATATCACTTGTTGAACAGTACAAGATAGATGATCTTTCCAGACTTGCGTATCTCGGCAGTACCAAACTTATCGCTCTTAAATCTCTCGGCAAAGAGGAACGTGAGGAGCTTATAGAGAGCGGCAAAGCCGAAGAACTGTCAGTGAGAGAGCTTAAGGAAAAGATAAAGGAGCTTACCGATAAAAACGAACAATTACGCTTTGAGTTTACATCAGTAACTGACGGTGACAAGGATAAAGACAGCAGAATCAATTCGTTACAAGCACGGCTTGACAATACAGGAAATGCTATGCGGCGAACCGCAGAAGAAAATGAAAAGCTGAAGTTACAGATAGCTGAACTTGAAAAGCGTCCTGTTGAAGTGGCAGTTGCCGAACCCTCAGCGGAGGATATTGCAAAAATAAGAGCAGAAGTCGAAGCTGCCGCAAGAGCGGAATACGATAAAAAGCTTGCTGATGAAAAGAAAAAAGTGCAATCGATTGCACACGAAGAAGCAAGTGGCAACAGTAAAGAAATCTTCAAGATTCATCTGAAAAATATACAGCGTGAATTTAATGAAGCGTTAGAACTTGTAAGCACAGCAACAGAAAATGAACGCAGCAGTTATATAAAGGCTTTCCGTTCCATTCTGAATGCGTGCGGGGATTTGATAGCTAAATTATAAGGAGGAAAACCAAATGTCAGTAAAAATCAGTTCGCTTGAAATTGAAAATGTCAAGCGAGTAAAAGCGGTACAGTTAACGCCTGCCGAGAACGGTCTTATGATAATCGGCGGTAAGAACAATCAGGGCAAGACATCGGTACTTGACGCTATCGCATGGGCACTCGGCGGTGACAGGCTGAAACCGTCACAGGCTGTGCGGGAAGGCTCTGTGATTCCGCCACACATGGAAGTTACGCTCAGCAACGGTATAAAGGTAGTCAGGAGCGGCAATAACAGTACGCTCAAGGTTATTGATCCGGACGGCAACAAGGGCGGTCAGCAGCTGCTCAACGAATTTGTAGAACAGTTTGCGCTTGATCTTCCTAAGTTTCTTGGTCAGTCAAGTAAGGAAAAGGCGGATACGCTACTCAGAATAATCGGTGTATGCGATAAGCTGTACGAACTTGAAACCGAAGAACAGAAGCTGTACAATCAGCGTCACACTATCGGTCAGATAGCGGATCAGAAGAAGAAATACGCTAAGGAAATGCCGGTATTCGCAGATGCTCCGAAAGAGTTTGTGTCAGCAACCGAGCTTATCAGACAGCAGCAGGATATTCTTGCAAGAAACGGCGAAAATCAGCGTAAAAGACAGCTCAGAGAGCAGTACGACAGAGAACTTGAGTTGGCTCGGAAGGCATACGAAGAAGCACAGGCAAGACTTGAAACAGCAACGGCAAACGCAGAAACCGCACATCGTGACGCTGAAGACCTTGCAGACGAGAGCACGGCAGAGCTTGAACAGAGTATAGCAGACATTGAGCAGATAAACGCAAAGGTCCGTGCAAATCTTGACCGTGAAAAAGCTGAGCTTGACGCTGAAGCGTATAAAACTCAGTATATACAGCTTACCGAAGAAATACAGTCTGTCAGAAAAGCTAAAACAGATCTTCTTGACGGTGCAGACTTACCGCTTGAGGGCTTGTCGGTAGATAACGGCGAGCTTACATACAACGGTTTTAAATGGGATAATATGTCCGGTTCGGAACAGCTCAAGGTTGCGACCGCAATTGTCCGCAAGCTCAATCCTAATTGCGGATTTGTGCTTATAGACAAGCTGGAACAGATGGATACCGATACGCTGAACGACTTTGGCAGATGGCTTGAAAGCGAGGGCTTACAGGCAATCGCCACAAGAGTAAGCACGGGTGACGAGTGCAGTATCATAATCGAGGACGGCTATTCAAAGCCGGTTGAAAAGAAAGAAACTACAACATGGAAGGCAGGTACATTCTGATGAGTACAACAATGAACATCACTAAAGGCAGAATCGAAACCGCCAAGAAGGTGGTTATATACGGCCCTGAGGGAATAGGCAAGTCAACATTTGCATCGCAGTTTCCCGATCCGTTATTCATCGACACCGAAGGCAGTACAAAGGAAATGGACGTTGCCCGTTTTGATAAACCGACATCGTGGGAGCTGCTTAAGAGTCAGATTGAGTATGTCAAGCTCAATAAGCCTTGTGCCACGCTTATAATTGATACGATAGACTGGGCGGAACAGCTTTGCATCAAGTCTATCTGCGATAAGTACGACAAAAAGGGTATCGAGGATTTTGGCTATGGCAACGGCTATGTATACGAAAAGGAAGAGTTCGGCAGGTTCCTTAATCTGCTTGAAGATGTTATCGAAGCCGGAGTTAACGTTGTACTTACGGCTCACGCTATCCTCAGAAAGTTTGAACAGCCCGATGAGCTCGGAAGCTATGACCGCTGGGAGCTGAAGCTCGGCAAGAAGACAACCAATCTTATATCTCCTCTTGTTAAAGAATGGGCTGATATGGTGCTTTTCGCAAACTACAAGACTATTTCGGTAGCGGTTGACAAGGACGGCAAAAAGCATAAGGCACAGGGCGGCAGACGCATAATGTACACATCACATCATCCCTGCTGGGACGCAAAGAATCGTTACGGTTTGCCGGAAGAAATTCCGATGGAGTACGGGCAGATAAAGCACATTATCGAAAGAAATGTTGCCGCACAGCCTGTCGCTACCGTTCAGACTGCACCTGTTGCAAAAGTGGCAGCTGCAGAAAACGCAACAACCGCCACGAATGATAATGTAACGTCGGCTCCTGCTCCAACAATAACACAGGAAAGCTCAGGCATACCCAAAGCTCTTGCGGACCTTATGACAGCAAACAGCATAACGGAAGAGCAGATAAGAGCGGCAGTAGCAAGCAAGGGATATTTCCCTGCCGATATGCCGATAAAGGACTATCCCAAGGAATTTATCGAGGGCGTGCTTATCGGGGCATGGGAACAGGTAAAGGCAATGATAACGGAAATGCAGACAGACTATGAGAACGAGGCTTACCCGTTCTGATAAACGAAAGGAGAAATAACATATGAGTGAATTTGAAAAAGAATTAGGCTGGGACGACGTAATCGAGAAAGAAAGCGATTTTACGCTTCTTCCCGCAGGTGATTATGACTTTACGATAACAGGCTTCGAGCGTGCGAGATATGAGGGCGGCGAAAAACTGCCGCCTTGCAACAAGGCTGTAGTATCTATTCATATAGACGCTCCGGAAGGCTCAACTACAATTCAGCATAATCTGTTTTTGCACAGCAAGTGTGAGGGTATGCTTTCGGCGTTCTTTATCGGCATAGGTCAGAAGAAACACGGCGAACCGCTTCGCATGAACTGGAACAACGTCATCGGTGCCAAAGGTCGTTGCAAGGTGTACATAGATACTTGGAAGAACAAGAACGGCGAAGAAATGCAGTCTAACAGAATAAAAAAATTCTATGAGCCGTCACCAGCACAGACTGTTTCTCAGGCACCTGCAAGCTCTCAGGCGGGTGTATTTACACCGGGTAAATTCTGATGGAATTAAGACCGTATCAGAAAGAAGCCAAAACAGCGGTACTTTCACAGTGGGAGCAGGGCAATTCAAAAACCCTGCTCGTACTGCCTACGGGTTGCGGTAAAACGATAGTTTTTGCAAAAATCGCAGAAGACCGTGTCCGCAACGGCGAAAGGGTACTTATACTTGCACACAGGGGCGAACTGCTTGAACAGGCGGCGGACAAGATACTGAATGCCTGCGGGCTTGGCTGTGCTGTAGAAAAGGCGGAAGAAAGCTGTATAGGCTCATGGTATCGTATAACGGTAGGCTCTGTACAGTCGCTTATGAGAGAAAAGCGACTTGCACAATTTTCAAAAGACTATTTCAATACGATCATAATTGATGAAGCGCATCATTCCATTTCGGACAGCTATCAGAAGATACTCGGATATTTTGATGAAGCAAAGGTACTCGGAGTTACGGCAACGCCGGACAGAGGAGATATGAAAAATCTCGGACAGGTATTCGACAGCCTGGCGTATGAATATACTTTGCCGAGAGCTATCAAAGAAGGGTATCTTTCACCGATAAAGGCACTCACCATTCCTCTGAAACTCGATCTGACAGGTGTCGGTACTCAGGCAGGAGATTATAAGGCGAGTGACATTGACACAGCTCTTGACCCTTATCTGTATCAGATAGCGGATGAAATGCTGAAATATTGCAAGGAACGTAAAACGGTAGTGTTTCTGCCGCTTATAAAAACGAGTCAGAAATTCTGCAAGATACTTAACGAAAAAGGCTTCCGCTCTGCAGAAGTCAACGGAAATAGCATTGACAGAGGTACTGTTCTTGCTGATTTCGATAGCGGTAAATATAATGTGCTGTGTAATTCAATGCTTCTGACGGAAGGCTGGGACTGTCCAAGCGTCGATTGCGTAATAGTTCTCAGACCTACTAAGGTAAGAGGGCTGTACTGTCAGATGGTCGGCAGAGGAACAAGGCTTTGTGAGGGCAAAAAAGATCTATTGCTCCTTGACTTTTTGTGGCACACAGAAAGGCACGAGCTGTGCCGTCCTGCACATCTGATATGTGAAAGCCCTGAAGTTGCCGAAAAGATGACCGCAAATATTGCGGCGGCAGGTATGCCGGTTGATATTGAACAGGCAGAAGAAAAAGCAAAAGAAGATGTAGTTGCTCAGCGTGAGGAAGCACTTGCAAAACAGCTTGCGGAAATGAAAAAACGAAAGAGAAAACTTGTAGATCCTCTCCAGTATGAAATGAGCATTCAGGCGGAAGACTTATCTTCTTATGTTCCTGCGTTCGGTTGGGAGTGCTCTCCGCCGTCGGACAAGCAAAAGGCGACCCTTGAAAAGCTCGGTATATTCCCCGACGAGATAGACAATGCCGGCAAAGCTCAGCTGTTACTTGATAGGCTCGGCAAACGGCGCAATCTCGGACTTACTACTCCAAAGCAGATACGTTTTCTTGAAAGCAGAGGTTTTCAGCACGTAGGTACATGGCAGTTTGAAAGTGCAAGAAATCTGATTGACAGAATAGCGGCTAACAACTGGCACGTTCCGAACGGAATAGATCCTGCAAGCTATGAACCGAAGGTGGTGAATAATTCAGATGTCGGAATTTGATTTTGACCTTAACGAAGCACTTAAATATATAAGCCCGTCAGACCTTTCCTATCAGGAATGGGTGAATGTCGGTATGGCACTCAAAGAAGAGGGCTATTCCGTTACCGTATGGGATAACTGGTCGGCAAATGACAACAGATACCATAAAGGCGAATGTGAAAAGAAATGGGAGAGCTTCAACGGCTCTTCCTCGCCTGTCACGGGCGCTACCATAGTTCAGATGGCTAAGGACAGAGGAATGATGTTCGGCACGGGAGAAGACCGTGAACTTGACTGGGACGATGAAATATCATACGAACATCACGATGAACACGTTGTTGTAAACAAAAACTGGATAGAGGGCAAAGAAATAAACGCTCCGACAGACTGGCAGCCTCACAGAGAAATAATCAGATACCTTGAAGCATTATTCGAGCAGAGCGAAAATGTCGGATATGTTGTGCAAAGCTACGAAAAAGACGGTAAATTCATCCCTGCCAACAAGGGCTATTATGACCGCACGGCAGGTCAACTTATCGAATCATTGTCGCAGTGTGACGGCGATATAGGCTCTGTTCTCGGTGATTACAACACTCAGGCGGGGGCATGGATCCGTTTCAATCCTCTTGACGGCAAAGGCGTAAAGAATGAAAACGTAACCGAATACAGATATGCGCTTGTCGAAAGCGACAATGTAGATATAGAAAAACAGCACGCAATCATCTGCGAGCTTGAACTGCCCGTAGCTGTGCTTGTGTACAGCGGAAAGAAGTCACTGCACGCTATTGTAAAGGTAGATGCCGCAAATTACGATGAATACCGTAAACGTGTAGACTTTCTGTATCAGATATGTCAGAAAAACGGACTGTCACCCGATACGCAGAATCGTAATCCGTCAAGATTATCACGTCTTCCCGGTGTTCAGCGTGGTGAAAACAGGCAGTACATAGTTGATACAGACATCGGTAAAAACGGTTGGGATGAGTGGCGGGAATGGATAGAAAGTGTAAATGACGACCTGCCCGATACCGAGAGCATGGCTGATGCGTGGAGCAATCTTCCGGAACTTGCACCGCCACTTATTGATGGTATACTCAGACAGGGACATAAAATGCTTATCGCAGGACCGTCAAAGGCGGGTAAGTCGTATGCTCTTATAGAAATGTGCTGTGCAATAGCGGAAGGCAAAGAATGGCTTGGCTGGAACTGTACCAAAGGTAGGGTGTTGTATGTAAATCTTGAGCTTGACAGGGCTTCCTGTCTGCACCGTTTCAAAGATGTATATACAACACTTGGCTGGGAACCTCAAAATCTTAGTAATATTGATATATGGAACCTAAGAGGTAAGTCTGTGCCTATGGACAAGCTCGCACCGAAACTTATCCGCCGTGCGAGCAAGAAGAACTATATCGCCATTATCATAGACCCGATTTATAAGGTTATTACCGGTGACGAGAACAGCGCAGATCAGATGGCGCATTTCTGCAATCAGTTTGATAAGGTATGCACGGAACTTGGCTGTGCGGTTATATACTGCCATCACCATTCAAAAGGTGCACAGGGGGGTAAGCGTTCAATGGACAGAGCCTCGGGTTCAGGTGTATTCGCAAGAGATCCCGATGCACTGCTTGACCTTACGGAGCTGGAGCTTACCGACAGCATAATAAAGCACGAAAAAGACAAGATGACCTGCAAGATATGCTATGACCAGCTGAAGAAATGCGGACACGAAGACGATGTTTCACAGGATGATATATGCAGTGCAAAGCAGATGCGTGAAGCGCTCAGAAACGCTGTGCCGGACGCAGATTATAAGCATGTGTGTGATTTCATTACCAAGTGCGAAAAACGCACAGAGAGCCGTACAGCGTGGCGTATAGAAGGCACGCTCCGAGAGTTCCCGAAGTTCCCGCCGGTAAACGTGTGGTTTGATTATCCCGTTCATCGTATAGACAAGACCGACGTACTTAAAGACATACAGCCCGATGACGGCAGAGCAGCAGGCTGGCAGAAGAATTTCAGCAAGAAAAAGACCGAAAAGGAACGTAAGGACGAGCGTAAAGAATCGCTCGAAACGGCATTTGATGCTTGCATGATTGACGGCAAGGTTACTTTATCCGGTATGGCCGAGTATATGGGCGTGACCGAAAAGACGGTCCGAAACCGTATAAAAGAGCACAGCGGTTTCTGGATCGACGATAACGAGGTAGGGAAAAAGTCGAAGTGAAAACTTTCACTGACAGGGAAAATGTCGAGGAAATTTCTTTCACTGTCAGTGAAAAAGTCGAGAATTTTCACTTTCCCTACAGAGTGAAAAAGTCGGTGAATTATCGAGATTTTCACTGTCAGGGAAAATCTATTATTATAAACAATACTTCTGTCGGGGCAGAGGTAGCCCGACAGAAAGTATTTTGAATAATGACGCACACGAGGAGGTGCAAACTTAAATGGCAAAAACAAGTAAAGCAAGACAAGCTATAATCGAGGCAGCTAAAAAAATGCCGCCGCTGTTTCACAAGATTCCCGATGAGGATTTTGATTACAGAAAAGCAAGGACACTCTGGTGGCTCGTCAAACAGCCGGAAGTTCTTAAGTATGTCTGGGATATAGTCAAACAGTCGGGCGCAGTGATATATGACGGCACAACTCGCAAATGGCACGGTGTAGATTTTGAGGAGGTCGATGATGAAGACTGAATTTTTTATGCCGATGATACCGCCTACGGTAACGGCACAGGAACACAAAGTAACAGTTTCTCACGGCAAGCCGATATTCTATGATCCGCCCGAAGTCAGATCGGCGAAGGCTAAACTGACAGCGTACCTTTCTCAGCATAAACCCGACAAGCCGTATAAAAAGGGCGTAAGGCTGACGACAAAGTGGCTGTTCCCGAAAGAACAGCACAAAGACGGAGAGTATCGTATAACGAAGCCTGATACCGACAATCTTCAGAAAATGCTGAAGGACTGCATGACTGTTTGCGGGTTCTGGACTGATGATGCGCTTGTCGCAAGCGAGATATGCGAAAAGTTCTGGGCGGCAAATCCCGGAATATATATCAAGGTCGAGGTGCTGAAATGACGATAGATGAAGTTCAGCAGGCTATGGTAAGCGGTCAGACCGTAAGGCATACACACGGAGGAATAACCGCCGAATACACAATAAGCGGTGTTATATCCCGTTACAGCAAGATAAGAGGCTGGTATTATGTGCTTGAGCTTAAAGACAGAAAAGCGGACAGCTTGTCTGTCGTGAATATGGAGGAGGTTGAAAATGAAAGAATATATTAAGCGTGAAGTTTTGTCTAAAATTATGGACGATATAGCAAAAGATGAAACTTGCCCTATGAACATTGTAGCAGATATTTATTATGCTGTAGATTGCATACCTGCGGCTGATGTCGAGCCAGTAAGGCACGGATATTGGCAAGTAGGGTATTTTCGTGACCGAGTGTGCAGCTGTTGCTTGCACCCCGACAATGACCTTGACGATTATCCACATCCGTACTGCCCTAACTGCGGGGCAAAGATGGACAAAAAAGACGGACAAAGGAGGAAAAAATATGACTGAAGAAGAAATCTTGAACAAATGTAAGGAAAGGTTTGCTGCTCATAAGGCAACTTTAATACAGGACACCGACCGCTATATGATTATTGATTGGCGCAAAGCCGATGGAAGTATCGACTATTACGTTAATTACATTCTCGATAAAAAGAGAGGAAGTCTGATAATAAGCGGCGACTTGGGAGATTGCATTGCAACGTGGTACAATCCCGTTAAACCCAACGAGCTGAGATGTGAGATCAACAGCACAAGAAATCACGATGTCAAGCTGATGCTTGCGCTGAGGTGTATCGAGCTGATGACCGGCGAGGAAGGATTTGAAAGGAGAAATTTAAATGAGTAGTTTTTACGAGTGCGAAATGAGACCCGGTTGCGTTGCCAGCCACAATAGGTATGGCAGTGTTACGCTTGTCACAGCTCTTGTGACGGAAGATTATCCTCAGCTGTGGGCTGTAGAGGCAAGAGATGGTGAGTTAAAAATTGTGCGTGAGGATGATTTGTACGATTTCGGATACTATGGGGAGTGATAGAATGACAAAGCAGAAACTTAAAGATTACCGTTACACCTGCAAGTGTATCAAGCAGCTTGAATCAGAGCTGAACGATGCGGCAGTAACCGACAGCACGCAGGGTTCGCAGAGCGAATATCCCTATGTCAAACATAGCGTCACGATTTCCGGCTTGCTAAGAATGGAGGTATAGAGGATGGAAAAGCTTGATAAGTTGAACATCAAAATGCTTGGTAAAATTATTGATCAGTTTTTGACCGAAAACGAAGTAAATATGCTGATAACGCTTCCGAAAGGATCTTTAGATGCGCAGATACAAGAAAATATAAAACTTGGAAGCGTAATACGGTTTTATATTTTTCTGAACTGCATAAAGCCGATAGTTGATGAATTTGCAAAAGAAGCAGAAATCGACAAAACATCTGCAGAATGGGAAGGAATTGTCGATACATATCTTGCTATGATCAAGAAAGAAATAATTGAAGGAGGAAAAATATGAGTGAATGGATAAGCGTGGAAGATAGACTTCCTGAAAAACAGTCGTGGAATCACATCGCCATCCTTGACACAAAAACAGGCAGAATCAGTGTAGAGCAAGACTTATATGCTATTGAAACGGCCGAAAAATTTAAGCAGAAAAAAGGGTTTTGCAAAGATGGAAGATTTAACGGCCGTGAAGTCGTCATTGCTTGGATGCCGTTTCCTGAACCGCCGATAAGTAAGCAGGTAACGAGTAGTAAACGCAGACCCGCAACCGAAACCTGCCTGTTCTGTGGGCGCAAAATTCCTGACAGAAGCAACGCAGACACAATCAGAGAGTTTGTCTGCCGTTTTCGGCAGACGGCAAGTGAATCGACAACGACATTACTTGGCACAAGCATTGTAACTTACAGAATATCGCCAGAGGAGCTTGAGAAACTTATGGATAATATGATAGCGGAGGTAATTGGAGAAGATAGCATGAAAGCTTGGATTACGAAAGAAACTGTTAATTTTGGGGCAACAGTCGTCTTCGCTAAAACACGGAATAAAGCAAAATCGCTTGCATTATGCACAAGTTGCTGTGAAGGTGCAAATTTCTGCGATATTGAAGTAAGACGAGTACCACAAATGGACAAGTATTACGTTGATGGAAAATCGGAAATGGATTGGTTCAATCCGAAAGACAGAATCGCATTGGTGAAAGAATGCGGATTTTACTGTAGACATCCAATAGCAGAAGATTGCAAAGACTGCCCGGCGAAAGAATTTTGCGATGAGGCAGTGTTGGAAAAGGAGCACCCCAATGACCGCTAAAGAATACCTATCACGCTATCACCTTATCAACATACGCATAAATCAAAAGATAGACCAGCAACGACAGCTTCGGGAGCTCGCTACCAACATATCGCCGTCATCGGGCGGAGGACACAGCAGCGGGGTATCTGACAAAGTGGGTACGGCTGTTGCAAAAATCGCAACGCTGGAGCAGGAGATAAACGCAGAGATAGACGAGCTTATCCGTGTGAAAGCTGAGATAGAGCGCACTGTCTCTGCGGTATCTGACGAGCGGTTAAGGCTGATACTGATAGCACGGTACATAAACTGTAAGACATTTGAGTATATTGCCTGTGAGATGCACTACTCGTATAAGCAGATATGCCGACTTCACGGTAAAGCACTTCTGAGAATGCAAGATGTCCTTGAATGTCCTATTGCATCTGTGATATGATTACGATAGAAAAGAAGCGAAAGCGTAGTGACCGAGGAGCGGCTAATAAGCCGCCAGGTCACCTTTTCTGTCAATTATGCGTACAAGAGTATCCATTGGACCTCCTTTTTCTTAGTCGAGCCGTCCGCTCTTCTGATTCTTTCGTGCGGACGGTGACGAATACTTCAAGCACTCTGCAAAGGGTGCTTTTCTTATATCTTAAATTTATGTTAAAAGCATGTTCAAGATGTGGTAAGATCCACAAGCCCGGAGAATGCACAGCCGGGATAAAATACACACAGAAGATACGGGACAGCGAAGCCGACAGGTTTCGCAACCGCAAGATATGGCGCAGAAAAGCCGATGAAATACTCGAGCGTGACGGTCACTGCTGCAGAGTGTGCCTGTCGGCAGGCGTTATCAACAGCACGGACCTGTCTGTGCATCATATCGTACCGCTAAAGGTCGATTATGACCGCAGGCTTGATAACGACAACCTTATAACGCTTTGCCGCTATCATCACGAGGCGGCGGAGCGAGGACGTATCAGCAGGCAGGAACTGGCAACTATGACTTGTACCGTCGATTTTTCACGCCACAACATATAGTGGCATAATACTATACACCACAATATATAGTGTACCCCCCTACCCTTGCGATTTTTAAGGGGTCCCGGTCTGACATCTGACCGCCACCTCTTTATACGATATATTCCCGATATAGATTTTGAAAGGAGGCTTTGCGTATGCCCAGAGGAGCAAAAGCGATAGATAACTGTTCAGGGCACAGAACAAAGAAAGAAAAGGAAAGCCGTAAAAATGCGGAGCTGGGACAGCTTACCGGAAAGAAGCTGACAGAGTTTAAGCAGGTGCGAGAGAACGAAACGGCACATAAAGAATTTCAGCGTATCCAGAAGCTGCTTAAAGTTGTCGGAAAAGACGACGCACTTTATTCGGCAGGGATAAACCGTTATTGTGAGCTTGTATCGGAAATCGAGCAGGTGAAAACGGATATGCTTGTGATACGGCAGACCGCCGATAAATTGAACGCCGCATTTGAAGAGCAGCAGGACAAGGAAGAGCTTGACAGCAGTGAAATAATCAAGTTTACAAAGGCATACACAAGCCTTATCACACAGTCGATGAAATGCGACGACAAAATCATGACGAAAAGAAAAATGATGAGCGACATTGAAAAGGAAAACGGCTGGACGGTGCTTTCCGCTATCAGAGCAATACCGAAGCAGGCGGAAAAGCCCGAAGATGACGCTTTAATGAAGATATTACAGGGAGGTGAGAGCAATGGGGCTGTTTGACAAGATATTCAGACGTGACACTGAAGGCACCGATATTGAAGTGGCTTTCGGTTTAAAGCAGATAAGCAACATAACACGGGAACAGGCGCTTGAGATCCCTGCGGTTTCAGCGGCCGTTAATTTTATAGCCGGCACAATAGCAAGCCTGCCGATAAGGCTGTATAACAGCAATGACGAAGTTCAGACAGCGGCGGAAATCACTGAGGATAACCGTCTGTATCTGCTGAATGAGGAATCGGGCGATACTCTGAACCCGACAGAAATAAAGCGTGCGGTTATCCGTGATATGCTCCTTGACGGGACGGGATATATGCACATAGAGCGGAGCGGAAACGAGGTATTGGCTCTCAGATATGTCCGTGACAGTGCTGTGAGTGTGGAGAAAAATTCGGACGCAATCTATAAGACGCTCCGTATGCTCGTTGACGGCAGAGTGTACAATCCGTGGGATTTTGTTATTCTCAGCCGTAACAGCGTTGATGGCGGAAAGGGAGTAAGCATACTTGCCGAAAATCCCACGCTTTTGACATCAAGCTATATGCTGTTACAGCTTGAAAAGGCGATGAGCCGCAGAGGCGGTAACAAGAAGGGCTTTCTGCGCACAGAGCACAGAGTAGACGAGCTAGCGATGAAGGATATACGTGAAGCATGGAGAAAGCTTTATAGCAACAACGGCGACGGTATGATGATACTGCAGAACGGACTCGACTTCAAGGAAAGCAGCTCCACCGCCGTTGAGATGCAGTTAAATCAGAACAAGGTGACAAATGCAGAGCAGATAGCAATGCTGTTTGGCTTATCTCCCAATGTGCTGTCGGGCAGAGGAGCCGATGACAGAACGTATATCAACAGCATAAGAACAGCAGTACTGCCTGTTGTTTCTGCGTTTGAAATGGCGCTTAACAGGGCACTGCTCCTTGAGAAAGAAAAGCATAACAAGTATTTTATCATAGATACTTCTGAACTGCTCAAGGCTGATATTCTGACACGCTATCAGGCGTATCAGATAGGTCTTGCAGCAAACTTCTTACAGCCGGACGAAATACGCTTCAAGGAAAACCTTGCGCCGCTCGGCCTTGACTTTATCAAGCTCGGACTTAACGATGTGCTGTACGACCCGAAAACACGGCAGATATACACGCCGAATACCGACAGTCACGCTAAAATTGATGATGCAGGCTTGCAAAGCGGCGATGAGGGTGATATAATACAGGTAAGACATTATTTGCAGAACCCTATAACAGGAAAATTAATGGGAAGCACGAGTGACGGTGCAATCAAATCCGTTACGGTAAGCGAGGACGGCACGGTAACAACGGTTTACAAGCCGCAGGCTAAAACTAAATACGCACCGTCACCGCAGAGAAATCACAGCGGTATACAGGTAAAGCCAAAGACTTATGCAAAGCTGTGCGGAGAGTTTAATACGAAGTATCCGGGAAGTAGAAAAGGATTTCAAGGTACGGTTTTCAAAGGAAAATATCAGTACTTGGCAACTTCAGACGGAGAAGGCGGAGTGATTATAAACCGTAAAATTAAATTGTGATAGGAGAATTTGAGTATGACAAAACGACAATTTGAAAAGTATAATACGGCATATCAAAGTCTTTTAAAACAGCGGTATATAGAAAAAATACCTGAAAACAATGACACCGATGACAACTATGATCTGTTTAGTAAATTTCTGTTTGTCTTAGTTGCTCCCGAACAATATGAAGTAGAGCCTTTAATGCTGGAATATGTGAAGAATCACGAAGAAGCAACTGTGGAAGAATTGCTGTCTTACTTTGACAGTATCGCTCCTCCGGGCTTGCCACCCTGCGCTTCTGAGTGGGAAGATGACGAGGACGAAGAATGAAATTGAATATGACAACCGCTCTTTAAGGGCGGTTTTCTTATACCCGTGTGCAATCGATTGCACTTCATTTTAACTTGTATAGTACGCACTAACGATATAACAAACGGCTTAACAAAGCCGAATGTTAACTTGCAGTGTTTATTTGAAATTATAGCTGATTTTAAACACAAACTTTGCAAAAACAGCCGTTTTTTGTGAAGTTCGGTGCAAATTTGAACGAACTTAATAATTTTACCGTTCCGAAAGGAGCGGTATTTTTATACCCACAACACAGAAAGGAGTGATAAAAATGAAAATCGAAATCCGTTCCGCTGATCTTATGCACATCAGCGGATATGTAAACGCTGTTGAGCGTGACAGCAAGCAGCTGCCTGCGTCAATGGCGCCCGGCATGACAACGCCGTTTGTCGAGCGCATCGTAAGCGGTACGTTTGCGAAAAGTCTTAAAGATCATCCAAAGGTCGAGTTGAGGTTCAATCACAGCAAGGTGCTTGACACTACAGACGGAACGCTTAAACTGCGTGAGGACAGCATAGGACTTCACGCAGAAGCCGACATCACCGACAGAGAGGTAATTGCTGAGGCGAGGGCAGGACATCTGACAGGGTGGAGCTTCGGCTTTTCGGGAGCACAGGCGCACATTGAGCCGTGTGATGAGGGAGTTCAGCGCAGAATGATTACGGGACTGACACTGCATGAGGTGTCAATCCTCAACCGCAACCCCGCATACATCGCAACGTCAATAGAAACAAGAGGCGAGGAAACGACCGTGACGGAACAGCGCAGTGCTGAAAACGATAAGGTCGAAGTAACAGACGAAATCCGGGAGTTTATCCCCGATTACAGCAAGGAAATTGAAATTTTACAGCTTATGTCGGATTACTCCGACGGAAAGGAAACAGTATGAATTTAAAAGCACTCATCGAAAAGAGAAATGCTCTTATCGCCGATATGAAGTCACTCTGCGATAAGGCTACAGCAGAAACAAGAGCGATGACAACAGAGGAGCAGACAGACTATGACGCTAAGAAGTCGGAAGTCGAAGCGCTGAACAAGACAATCCGCTCAATCGAGGAGCAGAACGCTCTTAATCTGAACTCCGCAAAGTCAGACGGCACAGCAACCGACAAGGAGCAGGCAGAGACAAGAGCTTTCGAAAATTATCTGCGTACAGGCCAGATAGTCGAAACAAGAGAAGATGTCAATCTGACAAAGGGCGATAACGGCGCAGTCATCCCTGCAACTATCGCAAACAAGATAATCCATAAGGTTATCGACATCTGCCCTATCTATCAGATAGCAACAAGATACACGCTCGGCGGCACTCTCTCGATTCCCTATTACGACGAAGAAACGCAGGCTATCTCAATGGCATATGCCACAGAGTTTACGGATCCTGTAAGCACATCAGGCAAATTCCTCAGTATCGAACTCAAGGGCTATCTTGCTCGTGGATTCTGTAAAATTTCAAGAAGCCTTATCAATAACTCGCAGTTTGACATTGTTTCATACGTTATTAACAAAGTTGCAATTGCAGCGGCAAAGTGGATCGAAAACCAGCTTATCAACGGCGCAGCAAGCAAGATAGACGGTCTTGCCGCAGGCGTTACACAGGTGGTAACGACCGCATCGGCGACAGCTATCACGGCAGACGAGCTTATCGACCTGCAGGAAACAATCCCCGATGTATATCAGGACAATGCCTGCTGGATCATGAACAGGGCTACAAGAACCGCTATAAGAAAGCTCAAGGACAACGAGGGCAGATATATCCTTAATCCCGATGCAACGGCAAAGTGGGGCTATACGCTGTTCGGTAAGCCCGTATACACAACCGACAGCGTATCGGCTATTGCTTCCGAAAAGACAGCTATCTACTACGGCGATATGAGCGGTCTTGCAGTTAAGACCTCCGAAGACGTGTCTATCCAGATACTCAACGAACAGTACGCAACACAGCACGCTGTTGGCATTCTTACATGGATAGAGATTGACGCAAAGGTCGAGAATGCCCAGAAGATTGCCGCCCTTAAGATGAAGAAGGCAGGAGGCTAATAACCTATGACAGTAAAGGCAACGACCAACTTTTCAGGCACCGTCAGTATGGCAAAGGGCGAGGAGCGTGAGCTTCCCGCCGGTCCTGTGCTGAACGACCTGCTCTCCTGCGGGTACATAGTGCCTGTGGACAAGGAGGAGAAAAGTGAAACTAAGCGAGGTAACAAGCGCAAAGATTAAGGCATTCTGCGGTGTCAGTGATGACGAGGACGGAATGCTTGAAATCTGTGCCGGAGCGGCAAAATCCTATATCAAGGGCTATACGGGGCTTGACGATGCGAAAATAGACGAATATGAAGACATCACGGTGGCTTACTTAGTACTTATAAACGATATGTATTCCTCTCGTGACTTCTCGTCCGACAGAGCGTCACAGAACCCCGTGACCGCTCAGATACTCGCCCTGCACAGCGTAAATCTGCTGAACGGAGTGAATGAGAATGACATTTAACAGAAAAATCACGCTCATATCCTCCGAGCAGAAAAACGGCTCGCAGGGCAAAGCAGACAGGGCGGTAAAGACCGTATACGCAAAGGTTTCCGAGCCTGGCGTAACGGCAAAATATGCCGCCGAAACGGCAGGATACAAGTCGGAACTTACGGTGTATATTTGGAGACGTGAATACAGCGGTCAGTCTGTCGTACAGATTGACGGCAAGCGGTATCACGTCGAAACAACCGGAGCGGCCGACAGCGACCTGCATATAAAGCTGATACTGGCGAGAGGAGGCTGACAATGATAACAGAAAAGATTGATTCGGCACTCTCGGCGGTATTTGAGCATTTTTACAGCTATATGCCCGAATTTGAGGACGGCGAAGAGCCGGAGAAGTATGCAGTGTACAATTTATCGTACAGAGATACGTTCTACAGCTCCGGCAGGGCAAATATACGGCAGTATGCGTTGTCTGTGAGCGTATTTTCGCCGCAGGCAGACATTGAGCTGTATGACAAAACGCAGGCGGCGATAGAGAATGCAGGCGGTGTATTTACCGGCACTACCGATCTGTCGCAGTTTGATGTTTATCCCAACAGAAAAATTTTAGTCATGGAGTTTACGCTCTATGAGGAAAGGACATAACTATGGCAAAAGTAATACAGGGTACAGATCGTAAGTCTGCTGTATGCACCAAGCGTTTTGCGTATGCACCGCTGACAACGGATAATGCCGATACACTGGCATACGGTGATGTGACCGAGATCAAGGACATACTTATCACAACAAAATACACTCCTAAGATGAACAGCGCATCGCAGTATGCGAGCGGTGTTCAGGTCGACAGCTATGTAGCTAAGGCAGGCGGTACGCTTGACGTAACAATTGTGAACACAAACTCCGCTGACGAGGTGGCACTTTTCGGTGCAAAGGTAAATACGTCAACAGGCGTACTTGAAAGCGGTAAGGATGATGTCGTACCCGATGTAATGTGCATCTACAGCACTATGACATCAGACGGCAAGATAAACCTGTATAAGTTCCCCAAGTGCAAGTTCACTTCACAGGGCGAGAACGTACAGACGACTGATGAGAACGGCGTAACATTCAACAGCCTTGCACTGCAGGCAAACTACAAGGCGCTTATCAACACAGGCGTTGATATGTACTGTGTAAAGGGTCTTGATCCCGTTACAGACAAGGCAAGCATTGACGCATGGTTTGCGACCGCTTCGGGCGTTATTGTAGCTTCAGCGTAAAAAAAGTACAGATATGACGGGGCAGGAAACTGCCCCGAAAATTATCTATAAAGGAGATTCGATGTGTTCACAGAACTTTTAAACAAGAAAATTTACATCACAGATACTTTATATCTGCGATATGACATAAAAGCGTTTATAGAAGCGGAAGAAAAGGGCATCAGCCCGTTTGAACTGACATTTCCTCTGCCGCTTGACTACATCAGAGCGGGGCTCAGGTGTTGCTTTGATGAACTGGGAGCCGACCCTGTAAAACGTTCCGAGATAGTGGCATATATGATAAAGGAATTGTCGCAGGAATACCTGCAGGACAGGGTGCTTGCCGCTACGACCGCCGCACTTCCTGCGCCGATAGTGGGGAGTAAGCCGACAGAAGAAAAGCCCGACTTCAAGAAGCTCCGCAGTCTGTTTATAGATATTATGGGACGGACGGAGAACGAATTCACATATTCCACGCTGTACGAAATAACGGACAGATGGAACGACTACGCAACGTTTATGGGGTACAAAGCCCCGACTGAGAGGTTTGTACAATATGACGATTAAAGACAGCCGTGCGTACAAATATGCCGTGTGGGCATCGCAGGACAGCTCCGGTAAGGTCGGCAGATACGTCAGAAAACAGTGTGCCGAATGGCTGAAAGCTGTCGAGGACGGTTATGTAGACGCTCAGGAATGGAACAAGATAACCGCATTGCTCAAAGCCATACAGCACCCGGACTTAGGCCGTGATATGTACTCATCGCTTGAAGATTACAGCCTGCTTTTTATCTATGCGGTGCTTTGCACGAAAACAGACGGAAAGCTGTATTACAGCACAGGACTGCTTGAAATCGCCCGTAAGAACTACAAGACGTTCACAGCGGCGGTAATATTCATCATCGGTATGCTGACATTGCCACGCTTTTCCCGTCTGTTCTCTGTAGCTCCCGACTTAAAGCTGTCGAGCGAGCTGAAAGTAGCTATCAAGAAAATCATAAAATCCTCTCCGCTGCTTGAAAAGCATTTCAAGGTTATGCGGTCCGAGATCAGATGCTTGATGTGTGATACGGAGTACACTCCGCTTGCGTACAGTAAGGATAAGCTGGACGGTAAGCTTGCGCATCTGTTCCTTGCCGACGAAGTCGGGGCTATGGACGGCTATCCGGTTGAAGCAATGCGTTCTTCGCAGATCACGCTTAAGAGCAAGCTCGGAATACTTATTTCCACACAGTACCCGAATGATGATAACGGCTTAAAGGATGAAATCGACATAGCAAAGAAACAGCTTGACGGGGTGTACAGCTCCGGCAAGAAATATTTTGCGTTGCTTTACGAGCCGGATATTGAGCTTGTACCCGACTGGAGGATGAACGACAGTGTGCTGTATCAGTCGAACCCTGTAGCTGTCGATAATGTGGACTTGTTTTCGGAACTGAAAGACAACCGTCAGCTTGCCGTGCTGTATGAAAACAAGCGTGAGAACTTCCTATGCAAGCACTGCAACATTCAGTATAAGGGTATAGGTAGTGAAGGGTATGTTGACCTTATATCCGTGCAGAACTGCTCGGAGGAGATACCGGACGAGTTCTGGCGGGGGAAGATAGTCTATCTCGGACTTGACCTCTCTCAGACTGAGGATAACACGGCACTCGCTATGATATGCTATCACGAGGGCAAGATATATGTTAAATCGGTAGCGTTTGTTCCTGCCGAAAAGGTAGAGGAAAAATCGGTAAAGGAACACGTTAATTACAAGACGCATATCGCAAACGGTGATTGCTTTGCGTGCGGCGATTATATCATAGATTACGGCTTTGTCGAGAATTACATACTGACGCTGAAAGAAAAGTACGGCGTTATAATATCTCAGCTCGGCTTCGACCGTTGGAATGCGCTCTCCACAGTGCAGAAGCTCGAAAGCGCCGATGATCCGATAGAGTGCGTAGAGATACGACAGCATTCAAGCGTGCTTCACGCTCCGACAAAGTGGCTCAAGGAGCAGATACTCACGGGAAATATAGTGTTTGCAAAGAATGAACTGCTTGAAATAAATTTCAGCAATGCAAGGTGTACAGAGGACACGAACCTGAACAAGTACGTCAATAAGAAGCGCTCTGCCGGCAAGGTCGATATGGTGGTGTCGCTGATAAATGCGGTGTATCTGCTTCAGCAGGAGATACTCAACGGCGATTGCGGTGTGTTTGTGCAATATTGACAATGTTCTCCACTTGCTGTATAATGTAGGCAGAAAAGGAGGAAATACTTATGTATTTGAAATTGTTGACTACTGATTACGCAACCACTACCACGAATGGTATACTTATTTTGATTATGCTGCTTATATGTGCGGCTGGTGTCTATTGCTTTTATCACTTAATAAAACGTAGCAAATTAAACAAACAGTATATTGAAGAAAGTGGTTACAAAGTCACAGATGAATTGGGCGATCTTAAAGTAGATAAAAATAATTCTGTCTGGTGGGTAAAGAACTATTTTGGTGAGCCTATAATTCATAACTTCGGCGAAGTGATTGATTATGAACTTGTCGTAAACGACAACACCGTCAAAGGAAAAGGCGCATTTTCAAGAGCTGTTGCCGGTGGATTGCTATTCGGCGGTGTTGGAGCAGTGGCAGGAGCTTCAACAGCAAAACGGGTAACTGTTGTTACGGCACTATATATCAATGTGTATCTGAAAGACGGCACGCTTGAAAGAATAAACTTCATTAACACCGCAACTAAAGCAGATTCTTTTACATATAACACGATGAAGGATTGTGCTGAAAAAGCCAGTGCTTTGTTTACGGCTATGATTGCGGATAATGAAAGCAAAAACGCCTCTCCTGCTTCAACTATAAGTGCGGCAGATGAGATAGCAAAGTACAAAAAACTGCTTGATGACGGCGCAATAACCGAAGAAGAATATAATGCAAAGAAAAAGCAGTTGATGGAAATATAACGAGAGATTAAGCCCAAAACTGAATAAATCATCCACTCTGAAAGGGGTGGATTTTTTATACCCAAATTTCTGAAAGGAGCGATAAAATGTCCGATGATTTATTCACTCTTGACTTGTCCGGAATGGACCTTAAAGATCTCATTCAAGTAGTAAATGAAATGGATAGCAAGCTGAACAACAAGATCATCCCCGAAATCCTTGAAGAAGTCGGCGATGAATTGATAGACGAAGAACGGCGAATGCTGCAGGGCAGGTCGAATAAAGACGGATCTCCGACAAAGCTCGGCGGTCTGTTGTCAAAGCAGATAACGAAAACAGGCAAGCTGTACAAGGTAAAAGCCGGGTATGATACAGCCGCAATTAAAGCACATCCTGAAAGCGTAATTATCGAGTTTGGCAGACCGGGCAAGAAAAGCCGCAAGAAAGGCGGCAAGGATAAGCTTGGCAGAAAAATAGGCGCTGTGCAGTCATACTCGCACATCAGAGCGGCACTTATATCAAAGAAGAAAGCAATCACGGAGCTTGCGGAAAACCGCTTCCGTGACGAAATAGAAGAACTGTGGGAAAAGGAAGGTAAAAAATAATGGCACAGGAACTTACTGCGAATTTCGGTGCGAACAGTACGAAATTTTCTAAGGGCGTACAGGAAATAAAAGCCCAGCTCACCGAGCTTAACAAAGCCCTTGAACTCAATAAGCAAGCCGTTGCAGACACAAACAAAAAAGCTAAGGAGTACGAAAAAGAACTCAATCAGCTGAAAACAGCCGAGAAAGAAAACGGCACAGTTACAAAAGAACAGAAAGCCCGGATGGCAGAGCTTGAAAAGGAGATTGACAAGGCGCGCATCAGAGCTGCACAACTTAAAGCTGAACAGATCGACTTGAAAACCGAGCTGAAAGAAACCACAAGCGAGTTGAAAAAGCAGAAGGCAGGTGTTTCCGGTGTTTCCGATGAGATGAAAAAGATGAAAACGCTGATAACCGGCTTTATTGCGGCTTACGGCAGTAAAAAGCTTTTTGAACTACTGATAGGCTCGAATGACGAAATGGAGCAGTATACAACCTCGCTTGAAGTTATGCTCGGTTCTGCATCAAAAGCATCAGCAATGATAGAGAAAATGCGGGACTTTGCCGCAAAAACGCCGCTTACGCTTGAAAACGTAATCTCCGGCGGTTCGCTTCTGATGAGCTATGGCGTGGACGAAAGCAATCTTATCGATACTATGACAAAGCTCGGAGATCTCGCACGCGGTAATGCCGAAAAAATGGACAGAATAACGCTTGCCTACGGTCAGATGCTTGCAAAGGGCAAGGTTACAGGCGAAGAACTTATGCAGATGACGGAGGCAGGTGTACCGCTTCAGACAACGCTTGCCGAAAGCATAGGCGTGACAGGCGAAGAATTTTCCAAGATGGTTTCCGCAGGCAAGGTCGGCATAGACGATCTGAACAAGGCTATAACTGGGCTTACAACAGGCAACGGAAAGTTTGCGGGAATGATGGAAAAGCAGTCACAGACTATGCGTGGTATGCTCAGTACCTTGCTGGATAATCTGTCCGAATTTATGCGTAAAATGGGAGAGGGCGCTTTTGGAGAAGTAAAGTCGGCACTGCAGGAAGCGTCCGATCTTTTAGCAGAATGGGAGAAGGACGGAACGCTCGATAGATGGGCGCAGGGAGTAGGCGTTATGCTGAAAAACCTTATCGCTTTCCTGAAGCAGGCTATCTCTGTAGGGCTTGACTTCAAGGAAGCAATAATAGCGGGGGCTGTGGCTCTCGGTACTTTTAAGGTCGCTATAGGAATTGGCAATATTATAAGCACAACGGTCTTGAGAATAAAAGAGTTTGGCATTGCGACAGAACTTGCGACAATCAAACAAAAAGCTTTTAATGCAACTGGTGCGGCTAATCCGTATGTGCTTATGGCTTCGTTGTTAGCTACATTAGTGGTTGACACAATTGCGTTTACTTCCGCATCGGATGATGCAAAAAAGTCAATAGATGAATTGAAAGATTCGGCGAACGGAGCGAAAGACAAGGCAGATGAACTATCAGATGTGCTTGAACGCTATAAGACCATTAGTAATAGCACAGGCACAGCGGCAGAGAAAACAGAGGAACTCCAGTCATTACAAAAACAGCTGAATGATACGTACAGCACTACAGCTGAAAAGCTTGATCTCGTAAACGGAAAATATGAGGATAATATCGAAAAACTGCAAGAAGCAACAAGGCAGGAAAAAGAGTTAGCATTAGCAAAAGCACAATCGTATTACGATGAATTAGCGTCCTCTGATGCAAAGCGAAACTATGATGATGTTCACAGTGCAGATTCTGACGAGGATATGAGTGCCGTGAGCAAAATAACAATTGCCACACACAAAGATCACGAAGGTACAGGCAGAGGAGCATATAAAACTTATCCGCTTTTTGGCGATGCTAATTTGTACGATCAAGTAACTGGAACTGCTCGTCAGCGAGCCGATTATTATAAAGATGTTGTAACAAGGCTTAAAGAAGCAAATCTCGAAGCAACGGAAGCCTATAAAAATTACAACGATTTATGGATTAAGTATGAAGATGAAGCACAGAAAATAGAAAAAGCCAAAGTTTCTGTTGACGAATTAACTGATTCAATTGAAAAATCAGCAAAGAAAACCGAAGAAAACACCGAGACCAAAAACAATAACATAAAAACCACCGAAGAACTTGCCGACAGCACATCGACACTCGTCAAGAATCTTAACGAACTGGCTTCCGCCTACGCAGAGCAGGGGAAGAACGGCAATATATCCTATGACACTATGCTGAAGCTTATAGACGCAGGGTATACGCAGTGTATCAGTCTTGACAACGAAACAGGCAAGATAAAGCTGAATACAGAAGCGTACAAAGAGCTTGCAAAGGCAAAGCTTGCATCACAGATAGCCGAGTACGATGCGACGATCGGCACGTCCGGCACACCGAATATTAACTCATACTACGATCAGCAGGAATGGGAAGCAAAAAAGGATCTAAGGCTCAAGCGTGATGCACTGAAGGCAATGTATGACAACTTCGATAACTATATGGAAGCTGGCAGTTTCAGCAGTACCGGGAATTCGTCCGAAAAGAGCAGTACAAGCAGTGCAGACAACGAATATAAAAAGGCTTCTGAGGCATACAAAACCGAAGCGGACAAGAAGATAGCCCTCATAAAGCGTGAACTTGAAGCAAAGAAAGAACTGCGTGACGCTACGATAAAGGCGATTGACGATGAAATCGAAGCCCGCAAGCGTTTGAATGAGGACAACGACCTTGAAAAGCAGATAAACGAAGTTAAAGCACAGCTTAAATACAGTCAGCTTGACGAATTCTCCCGTGAGCAGATGGAGAAAAAGTTACAGGGATTGTACGATGATAAGGCAGAAAAGAACTGGCAGAGAAACGCACAGGCTCGTAAGGATGCCGCAAACGCAAAGTATGAAAGCGAGCAGAAAAGTTACAACAATCAGATCAGCGCAATCAACGAAAGTCTGAAAACCGTACAGCAGATAATGTCGGCTATGGCTGACGGCTCAAAAACCGTTGAAAGTATCGTGAACAACAATAATACACGGAATAATACGGCGAATGTTAATCTTATCGGTACGGCTCTGACAATGGCTCAGATAACAAAGGCGGTCAAGGACGCACTGATGGACGATATTGTAATCAGATAGGAGAAAAGTATAAAGTATGGAGAAAATCACATTTTCAACCGTTCTCGGCACGGCAGTAACGATAGACAATGTCAACACATCATCCGATGCGGACGGGTACATACCGCTTCACCTGCTTAGCTTTGAGGGAAATGCGCTCGGATATAAGCATGACAGCTCCGAGCGTGTAGGCTTTGACGGTGCGGGATTTTACGGCGCAAAAGCAAATATCCGTACTATCATCGCAGAAATCGCTCTGCTTCCTCGCAGCGGAAAGCCGGCTACGATGTACGAGCTTCGCAGAAAACTCCTGCGGTACTTTCCCGGCGGCGTTGAAGGTACGCTGAAATACACGAACAGCGCCGGCAAGACATATCAGATTGAGGGCGTTGTCAGTGAGCTTCCTGCGGTAGAACGGCAGGTAGGAGTGCTATGTACCGCAAAAATAACAATCCTGTCATATGTTCCGTTCTGGCGTGTAAAAGCGGGAGATGTGGAGGTGTCAGCAGGCGCAGGAAAAACGCAGTCGGTAAATTTCACAGCGCAGACGGAGGACAAAGTGCCGGCTATGCTTTACATATCGGCGCCTGTCAGCATGGCAGGCACAGACACGCATTCAGCTATAATTACGCTTAGCGGTCAAGATAAAGCGATACCGTACAGCTATATGAGTATTACCGGAAAAGAGCCACAGCGGGGTAGCAAAACGATAACCGGAGAACTTCAGCTGACAAAATACCTGAGCGCAAGTGATGTGATAAACATCGACTGGGGACTTCTCGGTAAGGTATATATACCGTATTCACAGCGTTCCGGTATTGACCTGATAAAGTCAACATCGCAGTATATCTATCCCGGCACTAACACTTTATCAGTAAAGAACATTGCAACAGCAGGCACGATAAAAGCAAAGCTGGTACGTTTCGATTATGTAAGGAGTATCTGATGATAGTTAGAGTATACGATTTTTTATCGGCAGAGAAGCCGAAATTCTCTCAGAACCTTGTTGGCATCGTATCTGATGTTGAAAGATTCAAGTATACACGCAGAGCATACGACATCGGCAGTTTCGAGATGACAATACCTACACACGCCGATGAAGCCGGATGTATACAGCCGGACCGTATGCTGATAGTCGGGGAAAAACTCGGTCAGACATATATAGCAAGCGACCCGACAAAGCGTATAGTAAATGGAACGTTTCTTTATGTTACGGACATTGAGAAGAAGGATGATAAGATAACTGTCACAGGATATGATCTGAAATATCTGTTTGCACTTCGTGTCACGCTTTTTCCGAAAGAAGAGCAGGACAAGGGAACATACGGCTATTACGTCACAAGTGGCACGACATTTGCGTGTATCTCGGATATAGTCAACTACAATATTGTTAATGCTACAGACAGCGACAGACAGATATTTGGTATGTTTAGCATAACAATGCCTGTAAGTCAGATTAATGCAGATCCACCGCTCACGGGAATACAGGATGATCGCTATATGACACGTCTCGAGCCTGTCAGTACAGCAATCTTTAATCTGCTAAAAAACTGCAAAACGCATTTCTATGATATGCGGCTAATCATAGATGACAATGCGGAAGACGGTGACAACTACAATCCGCATATGGAATCGAGCGAGGATAAGCCTGTTATCATCATAGATGAGAGCAGATACAACATCAAGAGCTACACACGCAAGGACGGAACATCGGCATATAAAAACGCTATATATGCCGTAGTCGGTAGTGGCGATGATGTCACGATAAAATGCGTGAAGCGTCCAGATGATACTGCAAGCGGAGTAAAGCGTAAAGAAGTTGTGCTTGATGTCGATACCGACAGCGTAGCCGAGATAGACAGATACGCACTTAAGGCGGCGGAAGAGTATGTGATATCCGATGATTTTGAGATAGAACCGCTGTTTATGGACGACGAAACCGAACCTGAGCTTGCGCAGAAGGTATCCATCCGCATTGACGGGGTAGAGTATGAAACGGTCATAACCGAGATTACAGACGAGTACGCAAACGGCAAGCATACGCAAAGCTATGCCTGCGGTGACAAAAAGCTGAAGGTGCTTAATGTGCTGAACAAGGCAACGGCAGGAAATACGCAGAAAATCATAAACAACAAAATTACTACCGGTAATGCCGGCGGTGTCGGAAAGTTCACCAATACCGACAGAAATTGCGAGGTGTTCAACGACTACGAAAACAATGTTGCATCAGCGTACTATTCTCATGCCGAAGGGTATATGACTACAGCTAACGCTCCGTACAGCCATGCGGAAGGAAGCAACACTGTAGCATCCAATCTATCCTGTCATGCAGAAGGCAGTGGAACGACCGCTTCGGGAAATTGTTCTCATGCTGAAAACACAGGCTGTATCGCAAGCGGAAGCAACTCACACGCAGAGGGGTATTATACTATAGCACGGGGAGAGCATTCGCACGCATCGGGAGCTCACACAATTGCGGGGATGGAGGTCTTTGCACTCGGAAAGTATAACAAAAAGGCTGAAGATGTGGCACTTGTTGTCGGTAACGGCTGGGGAAACGATAGCCATGAATATAGGAGCGACGCCCTGACGCTTGACTATAGCGGTAATCTG